TTACTCACCTGGCCTGTAGCTGACGCACGAGCTTGCGCCCTGCATCAACAGTCATGAGCGTGGAACGATGCCACTCTCCTTGGCACTTAGCCTTGAGAATCATCTTGGTGACACGCACCAGATCCTCTGCCTTGTTCACCTGGAACTGGAAGATTGCTTCTTCTGTTGTCAGTGTGAAGTAGATGATGTCCATGGTGTTGAAGTAGTGTGAAACGTTGCTACGTTTAACGTCCAGCTCGACGTGAATCATTGATTCAACTGCTCTCTATCTTCTGTCCTTCCTTGAGATCCATTGTGCGAGAACGATTCTTGCCGAAGTAAGGCGACAGATTCCCAAGATTCCGCGCGCGCGATGTCATGAAATGCTGACAATTCTGCTAGAAAAACCCATGGATTGATCAATAACTTATGCTTTGATGCTTTAGCGAACGAAGTGAGCGTTCTCTTCGTGAACGCAGTGAACTTCTCCTCTCGCTTAACATAACCTAACCTTTGTTACCCACTCCACCCTTTCTTTTTTTCTATACAGTATCCGCGACGCGTAGGGTATTGGAGAAGGCTCAGATAATTTTTTATCCTTTTTCGACCCCTATAAGGCCTTCTTTTGTATCACAATGTACTAAAACCTAAAAAGTGTAGGTATGCAGAGGAGTTTGCCCTAGTTTTTACACAAAAAAGCCGGGGTATTTGCCCCGGCGATATGTTATTTTTGCTTTGTCTACTTAAATTTTAAAAATTATCTTTTGCTTTTTTAGCTGCAACGGCGGCATCAAAGTATTGTTCGGTGTCAGGCCGTTCTTCAGCCAGCTTTTGCCTGGCTCCTACCGTAAAACTCTTGACGGTAAGTGGGTCGGCACCGCTTTCTGCCAACTTAGCAGCTTCTTCAGTAATTGCATCTAACGCAACAACGCGTTCTGCCCGATTTTTAGGGTTCATTTTTTGTTAAGTCCCTAGATCCAGGGTATTTCTCGTCATCTGATACTACTTTAACTCATGTAGCTGCGTTTTAATACCTTAAAATACACATATCGCGATCACATAAGCAAATAAAGTACCCATGGCACTAGCACCCGCTGATTTTTACGCATATAGCCGTGCAACCGGGGTGCCGGTACCAGAAGATCCGGAGGAACGGGCAGCATTAGCGCCTGATGTTCTTGAATTCCGCCGTAATCAGCTCCGTGCACCGCAACAGGAGTCAAGCCCCCTTGCGACCCTTGGCGCTGCAGCGTTAGGAGTTGGCGCACTGGCGGGAGGTATTGGATTAGCTCGTCGTCTTGGTGTCGGTAAAGCTAAAGTTGCGGCATCTAAAGAACCTGTAGTTACACAACAAGGCATTCAAAACGTTGAAGCGTTAGGTCGCCAAGCAGCAGCAGAGCAAACCGTACGGCAACTTAGGCAAGAACGTCCAACTGGCATTGTTCAAACTGATTTATCTGCTGTTAACAGACTTTTAGATGATCCTGAACTCAAACGTCTTGTTCAAACTCAATCCGCTGAAGAACAAGCAGAACTTCGCAGTGAAATGGCACGGCAACAAGCGCGTGTCCAAGCACAGAAACGTGAAGACCTCTGGAATCTAGTCCAAGAGATTCAACAAGAAGCTCCTGTTACCAACCAAACAATCGGCGCCTTGGGGTCCGGTGAAGATCAAATGACAGGCCGCGTCATGCGTGGTGTACAGCGCAATGAAGATCTTGACTCTTCTCAAGTTAATCAAGTTGCTCGTCAAGCAGGTAATGCAGATGTTGCCGCTTCCATGACGCCAGACGGTATTCCCAAAGATCAAGCAGAAGGATTAACGGTTCTTGATTTAAATAAAAAGGAGTCTTTCCGTATAGCACCACGAGCCTTAAGCCGAGAGACAGAAGATCCGTTACCAGCCTTATTTCGAGAAGCACGCCTGGCACTAGAAGTAGATTCCGATTACGACTACTCAGCTGAAAATCGCAGACAAGCTGCACAAGTTCAAGATCGCATTCAACGTGCACAAGCTTTACAAAGCCAAGCAAATCAAATCCTGGATGAACTTAAGTCTGAAACTCCTCTTGATGTAAGCCAAGCAGATCCTAAAGCTTTTGCAGCAGCGTTTAACAAGCAATACAGAGAAGAATTAAGTGATCAAATCCGTTCTGTTGACAATGCTCGTCAGCGGGCTGAGTTAGCAGCAACAGAACCCAATGAGATCGCGCAGGATCTTGAGTCGCTTCTTGTTGGCGAACGTTCGCCAATTGATAAAAATATGCGAGGACGTGAGCTCCGTGGCGGCAAGCCAAACATCGAAGGAGATATTGTTTACCAGGATGATACTGGTAATTTTGCTTCTGCAGACACAGGCATAGTAAAAAAACGACAGAAACAGGGTCCAGAATTTAAAGCTAAAGCTGAGGCATTAAATAGTCTTTATACTGCTTCTGATCAAGAGCTGGCTTATATTATCGACAAAACTAGACAAGCGCGTCAAAATAATCAACCCCTTACGCAATTGGAAGATGACACTGCTCGCATGGCATCACAGGTGCTTAGTAAAAGAGCTATTAACAACCCTGAACCAACACAATTACAGCTTAATGAGCTAGATCGAGTCACGGCTTCTATTGCGGCATCACAAAGTGTTCTTCGGGAAGCCCGTAATGCTCGTCCCACAATCTCCCCTGGCCCAGCACAAGATGTTGCTAGGTCCATGGAAACTTTACGCCGTGGCATGGTTGTCGAACCTTCTGAAGAAATTCCTACCTATCCTTCTGTTCAAACACTGCGGACAGGTTACGTATCAGAAGAACAAGGTGATATTGGGCCTGTCCTTGGCGCATCTGACGTTTACACTGGCGCCGCCGCAGAAGCAGCTGGTCCTGTCATCTTTACAGGTAAGAGCAGAGCCGAAAGTGTCATTCGTGGTCCCGAAGTTATTGGCACAGTCCAAACTCCTGTTGGTACCTTCTTGACTCAAGACAATCCCGATGTTTTGGGCACTGTTTACAACGTCGCGGGAACTCCCGCTAACCGCCAAATTTCTGCTCAAGTTGAAAGTAATGCACAACGCTTTTTAGCTGATGCTGTTGCTGGCGGTCTTACCACTAAGGCAGTTCCAGAAGTCGAACCTTATCGAACCCCTGGTACTTATGGAGTTCAACAGTTTAACCTTTTAACTCCTCCTATTTCCCAAAAGGGGCTTTTACCGCTTCAACAGTCTTTAGGTTTGACAGGCCCAGAAGCAAGCCAACGCACCGGCTATGCTCAGTATCAACCTGGCCGTAGCGTACCAGCTCCAATCAGTCCATTCATTGGCGAGATGTCAGGCGGCACTGTAATTGCAACACCGCAAACCACTGAACTCCCAATTACCCGCCGTGATATTGGCGCTCCTGCACGCAGCATTGACCTTACTCGCCGTGGATCAAAAGCTCGTTATTACAGCGACGACCCTGCTTATCCCACTTATGTGACTGATATGGAGCCAGCACAGATTGGGGCGTTAACTCAATCCCCAGGCTTATCGCGTATTGGTGGACTTTATGAAACTCCCGTGTTAGGTGCGGGCGGTATTCCCATTCTCGAATTAACTACTCGTGGACAAAACATTTCATATCCACGTATGCCAAAAGCAACTTCAGTGCCTACTTACAAAGGTCGTTATCAAGGTTCGTTCTATGGACCTCAGGGAGCCATAGCTAATGTTCCTCGCTACGGCATTGATCCTGGTGGTGATTGGCAAAAAGATTTAATGCGATCCGCTTACCGCCGAGGTGGCCCCATTAGAACTTACCAAGGGTAATTTTGATAAAATTTAAAAATAACTTTATTGATCATGGCTGAAAAGAAAAAGAAAGACAAAAAGTGGATTCAAGGCATGGAGATGAAGGAAGGCGCCTTCACAGCCAAAGCCAAACGCAAAGGTATTACTACTGCACAACTCCAGGAGAATGTCCTTTCTGATCCTGATAAATACGATGAAAAAACCGTAAAGCAGGCAAGGTTACGCAAGACCTTGGTAGGATTGAAAAAACGTAAAGATAAGAAGTAATGGCAAAAGATCATCGCTTAGCTTTAGATCGCTATATTGATTACGCAAAGGATCCTTTTGTTAAACAACGAAAGGTAGACTTTGATGATTCGTTTGCGGCAAAAGCTTCTAGCGGGGCATCCCCCTGGATGCCTAGTCGTTTCGAGCAATCAGACTTGTTGCGTCGTATTCAAACACGCAAATTAAAACTCAATCCAAGTCTTAACTTCATTGGTAATACCCCAGAAGAATATGAGGTTTTTGCCAACATTGGTCGCTTTGTCCGTAATGAAAGCTATGACTTCAACGAAGGGCGTGCATTAACTTCTTTACGACCAGAAGAACAACCAGACTTTTCTCCAATTTGGGTCGAAGCCTACAAAATTAGCCCGACCGTCAATCCAGATAAACGAGCAAGTAATCCAATGCCCCGTGTTGCTAATCCTGATCCCAAAGGTTACATGATGGCATCAGCAGAGAAGCGAGCGCTGAACGAAGTTGAGGACAACAAATCTGTTGCTCAATTGTTAACCAAATCTTCTGAAGAGGACAACAAAGAAAACCTCAACAAGAATAACGAAAAGCTTGAAAAAGCCTAGGTTTATAATAAAAAGAAAACCATATCATGTCGGCGGCACTAGGGTTTAGGGAACTATTAAAACAAGTAGCTAAACCTTCGCTCACCAGTGGCGCCTTGAGTGGCGGAATGGCTTTGTTGACGGGTGCAAGCCCGTTACAAGCTCTGGCAACAGGAGCTGTTGATACGGCAGCATCCGCGATACCCCTGGCGGGACTTAGAAAACTTAGTCCTAAGTCCTACGGCAAACGTACATTAATCAACAAAGAAACAGGGGAACAAATTATCCAACAAGGAGCACATCCCCTTGAGACTCCTTTAAACATTGCAACCTCTCTTGGAACTAGCTTTTTAACAGCCCCCTTAATTTATGGTGGCCAACAAAAGCAAATTGAACAACAGCTACTCCAACGATCTGTAGTCAATCAACTTCCCCTCCAGGAGGAACTAATGAACCTGTCCCCTGGAACAATGTCGCAAGTTTCAAGTGCTGAGTTCCAGCAACTTTTAAATCAAATGCCGCAGGGATCATGGGCCGACAATCTAAATCCCTATGAACAACAAATGCTTCAAGGCGTTTTAAATCCGAGGTTAATGTGACATGAATAATTTTCAACAACTTGTAAATCAAGCCCAAGACATTGGAAAAAGTTTAAAGACTGGTTTTCAAAAACAAATTGTAGCCGGTAAAAAAGCTGCCCAAGCCGGTGAATATTACCCCACTGTTTTAACCAGTGTTCCAGGTGTTGGCAAAGCAACCGAAAGAATTCGCGGTGTTCGAGATGTTTACCAGAAGGAGCTTGGCAATCTCGGTGTATCTTTCAAGGAGACACCTGTACAGGCCACAGGTGCGCTTGCAGGACGCCTACTGACCGACTTAACGAATGATGGCACGCGAGGCATTTATTGGCGTTATAACCACCCTCTTGCAATTTTAGGAGCAGGCGTTGAGTCTGCTATTGGTAAAGAAGCTTATCGGGAATTAGGCCCCCTTAAGACAGGTCTAATCGGTGCATCGATTACAATTCCAACCACCGCCCTTGCTGGTGCTTACGACATAACAAATATTGGACAAGCGTTTAGACCAAAAGGTTTTTCCCAGGCTTACGCAGAAGAAGGATCAGAAGATCGGCGGGAAACTTCTCAACCTGTTGGAGAAATGTTCGAACGGTTTTTCCTTGGCCGCACCGGACGTCCTCTTAAGTATGAAACAGCAAAACAAGACATTCCTTCTTTAACGCCTGAACGGTATGGTAATTACTTGCGTAATTACTACCAAGACAAAGGATTACTCGGTGTAATTAAAGCAACCCCAGAGAATTTACAAGGTGTACCAGAAGCTCGTGTCCTTGGTTATCCCCTTACCGTCCCTTCTGTTACGACGGCTGTTGGTGGTTTAGTTGGCGCTGGAGCTGCAATCAGAACTGCACCTCTTGTAAAAAATTCCTTTAAACGTGCTCTTGTTGGCGCAACGGGCGGCGCTGCTGCAGGCGCGATGGTTGGTAATCTTGCTAACGCCGCTCTTGCTGCAAAACCAGTAGAGAATCAGCTACCGACTACCGCTCAATATGAAATGATGCGGTGATAGAATTTATTTAAATAGAGGCGTAAAACATGGCAGTACAGTACGCATTCCCGCAGGAAGGCATGCTTTACCCCTCCAGCCCTATTGGCGCTGGAGAACAACAACGAATAGATGCAAGGGAAGAACTAAAAGGCAGGCTAAAAAAAGGCGCTGTAGACGCAAGAACTTTCCTGGGTAAATACAGCGTTCCCGCACTGGGAGCGGCTTCTCTTATCCCTGGTGTAACTACAGCTTTATCTGAACTTGAAGCAGGTCGCCCAACAGGTGCAGCAGGCGCTCTTGCCCCCGGTTTACTTAGCGCTGCAGGCACCGGAATTGCGATGATTCCCAACCCCATTGCAAAGGCAGCAGGCTTTGGTCTCATGGGCCTTGGCGCTATTCTTCCAGGAGCAGGTGCTGCTACTGCCGAATCTGTTCGTCAAAGCGCTACGGGTAAACCAACAAAAGGCAAAGAGGCTGAATTCAGTACTCAACTTGCCATGCGTGGTCAGCTCATGGACCAAGACCTTGGCATGCTAGATCGCAGCCTTGGAGTACAAACAAGTCAAATCAAAGATCTTACCCAGTTTTACAACCAAGCTCAGCTGCAGCAATTTAAGGCAATGGCGCCTGAAATTGAAAAAGCGAAGATGAATGACTTCGCACGTTATCAATCTGCCATGGCACTGCAGGGACGTATTCGCGGCCAATTAAATGTTCTACAGACTGCTGGTAATCTGGCAGAAGGGCAGCAAGCTGGTATGTACGGTTTAACTGCCACTGCGTTACAGAATAATCCATACGCACAGATCAGGGGTATTGGCTGATGTCTACTTACGCTCAAGGTCGCCCTTTCAACTCCGGCCCTGTGTGGGATGCAATGAAATTCCCTCAGAGCAACCAGGGTTTTAGTACTGCGGGAGGTTCGTATCCTGTGGCAGGAAGCTATATGGGCAATCTACAGAGTGTTTACTCTGGCATCCCTAGTGATATAACCGGTGAGGATCGCACGTTACTTGCCCTTGCTGGATTACAAGGTTTAACTGCAGAACAAAACCGTCAGCAAAATCGTGAGTTCATGCAAGACATACTAAAGCAACGAAGGGAAGAATCCCTGGAGGCAAATAAACTTGCTCAACAAAATGCTGTGATGCGTTCTTTTCTTGTCGATGTTCCCGCAGCAATCGGCAATGCGTTTGCTCAAAGGCAACGCTACACCCCTGAACGTATTCAAATTGCGGCCAATGCAGCGCAGCGTGCTACTCCTTCCTACGGTGTTCCCAATTACTACGGCTTTGTCGGGTAAAATAAACATATAAGACCATAAAAAATGGCAGGCAGTGCTGGCTCCATCTCTCAGTTTTTTCCCGACATTTTTGGCGGTGGAGCAGCTATGTCTGGAGCTGGTAGTGCAGTCACAACAACAGCAGCAACAGGAGCAGGTTCAATGGCATTAGGACCATGGATGGCCGCATCAGCCGGCATTCAAGCTTTAGCCGGTCTTGGCGGTGGTCTAATGGGCCAGCAATCAGAGGCTAGGGCTATTGAAGAAGCTAAAAAAAACCTAGCTCGTAACTGGGGTTACGATATGTTTGGGCGTGAACGAGAACGTGGTGCACAAGCGGCTTCACTTCGAGAAGGATATGGATTTATGCAAAGCCCTGTTTTTCAAGCGAAATCAAGACAAGACTTTGCAGATGCGTATTCACTCGCAGGTAAATTCAATCCTTATTTAACAGGTCTTGCAACGAGATTGCGTTGACGTAAAATTATTCTATAGAAGGATGTAAAAATGGCTTTTGGTATTTCTCCTAGCGAAGGACACAATACAGGGATAAGTATTTTTGAGGATTTTCCTGCGCGTGTCTCAAGGCTTTCAAAAAAAGAAAGAAAAGGAATTAGACAAACTGCCAAGAAACTATTTGAGGCGGAAGGCTCTGGATCCGCTATCTCCTACCTAGCTGGTACAAGAGGATATACCAATTTTCGACCAGATACACTAATTGGTAAATATGCAGCGAAACCAATTGATTACGATCAATATCGCGCAATTGGTAAAACGTCTTTCCAAGATTTACTCGGACGTGACATGTCCGATAGTGATTGGAAAGAAGCGACTAGATACGCAGAGGCACTCGGCGTAAAGGACCCTTCCGAATTTCAGTCTTTGCTAAATCAACGTATTGCTTCAACTCCTAAAGGTCAAGCAAGAATCAAGTCAGAAGCTGATATCGAATGGGAGTCACGCTTTGGCCCTATGGCACGAGATCCACGAGGTAACTTAGCACGTGGTTTCTTTTATTACGATCCAAGCACAGTTGCTCAACTGACTAGCTCTATGCTAGGTACAACCTGATTAAAGGAGTAAAACAATGGGTAAAAAGAAAGACGACAAAAAGAAAAACAATGGAAAAATTAAAATTGCAGGCCAAACGTTTAAGGTAGGCAACAAGGTTGGCGCAGGGGAGCTCAGAGCCATTGCAGCAGCTACAAATAAATCTGTTTCTCAAGTAGCCCAAAAAGCTTCCAATAAAGGTGTAAAAACTTCATCTGCCGCACAGAATGTTGTACGGAAGTTTTCTGCACCGCCTCCGTCTCCTGTTCCTCAACCCACACCTTCTCCTTCTTATGGCGGAGGCGGAGGCGGAGGTGGAGGTTTTGGCGACTTTGGCGGTAGTGTTTTTGATTATGGCGCCATCCCAGAAAACTTTATAAACGAACCTATATACAATGCTGCACAAAACGCTGCCACTTTGCAAATGCAAAGGCAGATTGAAGAGCTACGAGATGCAGGTCAAACAGAACGTCAAAAACTTATCAATGAAAACAACCTTGCCGTTACTGGCGCGGAAATCAAAGGTAGACTAGATCTTCAAGGGATTATCAACTCAGGTTACAAAAACATTGCTAATATTGAGAGGGGTTCAAACATGTTCTCTAGCATCATGAGTGCATTCAACTTTTAAGTTGTTTGTACTAAAATATTTTTATAGCTATCCAAAAGAAAAATGGCTGCTGATTACGGAATTAATCTTGGTGCCGCGTCTAGCCGTTACAGGCCTTCTCTTGCAACATTACGTGCTCAAGGCATGGGTGAAGCTGAAGCGCAGGCACTCATTGACTCGATGGGTGAACGTGAGTACGGCGGCGGCATGTCCAAGGCTGAACTTCAAGATTTTGAAACCCTTATCGGTCGTCTTGAAGGTTCCAAGATGCGTCAAGCCGGCCAGGCTAATCGCGCACGTCAACGTGATATCATGTCCGGTGGCCTTGCCAGCATGATGACCAATTTCTAATAAGATGAAGGGCGCTAACGCTGGCTCTAGTGAACAAGCTGAACTAAATCGTTATCGGCAGGCTGCAGACGTAGCTTACCGTTACGCAAAAAATAAGCTTGAGTCTAAGGTGAAACCTAAAGACAAAGAAGACGAGTCAGCGTTTGGCCCAGACAAAGAAGAGGCTCCAAAATGACATCCTCCTATACGGGCACGTCTTCTGATTGGGAGACGCCCGAAAATCTTGATCCGTACGATCTATTATTTGACGAGGATAAGGCTCGTAAAGCTGCGTCTGCTGTTAAAATTTTCCAGGATGTTTCCGTTGGTTCTACCAAGGAAAAGATGAAGGAAGAAGGTGCACAGCAACGCGCAACCATTGGTACCTCTGGTGAAGAACAACGTAAAACCGCAGAGCAAGCTCAGCGTTTCTCGGAAGGCGACGAAGCCCGAGATTACCAGCAATCCCAAAGGGCTTATCGATATTGAGATCTTCGACCAGTGGGTCGATAATCTTGATGCGCCAACCGAAGAATCTTTTACAGGTTTTTGCTCTGAAAATTATTCGGTAATTGAGTGCTATTTGTATGCCCGTTTCCTTGGTTACAACGGAAACATTACTGGGTGTGCTTTATGGGTTCAAAAGAAATATCCAAAGCCTGATCACAGGGCTGTTCTTTTGAATGAAATTGAAGAGATGCAGGAGGATATTCGTAAGCTTCGTGCAGACGTTGATGACGGCATCGTCAAACGTGATGCAGGTGTTGCACGTATCGCTGGTATGCAAAAAGAATTACGCGGTACGATTGCACAAGTTGAACTAAGCACTGCTAATAGAGATCGCAAGGGTTTATTGATGGCCGGTGCTGATCGTGCTATTCGCGAGCTTTTGACTATCTTCAAGGATGATCCAATTGAAGTCCCCTTGGAAGAAGCGTCAATGAGTGTATGGGCTCATATGCAACTAGAAGAGTAAGCAAAGTAAACTTAAAGTATGGATCAACCAGTTCAAAAACCTCAATACGGGGAAAATATCGCTGGACGTTTATTTGATGTTGCTCGTCAACTTCAAAAGAATCGTGAGCGTGAAACTGGTTTTCGTCGTCCTACACCACTTATCGATAAGGTAGCTGACGGGGAAAAAGTCATTGCTGCTTTACAAGCTAATAAACAAAATGAGCAAGAACAAAATGCCGCCTCAGCTCCTGGAGCACTTCAAGAAGAAGGAGGCCAAGAAAGAGGACGGCAGCGAAATGTCGGACAAAGAGAAGAGGAAAGCAGCTTTGGACAAGGCTCGGAAGTACAAAGAACAGAAGAAGGACAGCAAAGACGACGAATGAGGTAGTATTCAGTAATACACTGAACAATACCCATCGTGCCTGCATATCAACATCTTGCGTATCGTCGTAATGCCCAAGCTGCTGCCCGCAGGCAACAAATACGTGTCCCCCGAAATCTTGAATCCCTGGAAAGAGCAAGGGAAGATTTTGGTTTTTTCTGTGACTATGTAGCCGATAAGCCACCGGCTGAGCACCACAAGGAATGGCACCGTCACTTTGTTACAAACGAAGATAGCAGCTGTCTTAAAAAAATTTCAGGACCTAACGTCGATCTTTTGGCTCCACGGGGTTCTGCTAAGTCCACAGTCCTTGGTCTATTTACCGCTTGGGCTATTGGTGTACATACGGCAGCTAAGATGCCGTTGCAGATCCTTTATCTTTCGTACACGGTTGATATCGCACGTTCTAAATCAGCAACCATTAAGCGTATCATTGAAAGCAAGCGGTACCAAGAAGTTTTCCCTACTGTACGTCTTCTGAAGAACGTCACCAGTAACGAATACTGGTCAATTGATCATAAGTTTGCAGGCATCGATACCACAGGTGAAGAACAGTTCACACTTTGTGCTGCAGGTCTTAAGGGCTCGGTGACCTCCAAGCGTTCACATCTAGTCATCATTGATGACGCCATTAAATCTGCTGCAGATATCTCTAACCCTGACATCCGAAAACAGATGCAGGACAACTGGAACGCGGTGATTGCACCAACCATGTTTGAAGGAGGACGTGCGATCTGCTTAGGTACGCGCTTCCGACACGACGATATTCACGCAACAACCTTCAATACGCAAAACAACTGGTTACAGATCGTGTTATCTGCGATCCTCAATGATCCCAAGACGGGAGATGAAGTTTCATACTGGCCAGACATGTGGTCTCTTGAATACTTAAAGGAAAAGAAAAGGCAGGCACCGATTGCTTTTTCTTTCCAGTACATGAATCAAGTCGTCAGGCAAAATGAATTGTCCCTGGCGCCAGAACTGATTGTTAAAGCGGAGATTGCAACGGAGTTCGATTCACTTGGTATCGGGGTTGATTTATCCGTTGGTACTAAGGAAAAGAATGATTACACAGTTATGGTCTTAGGTGGTCGCATTGGCGATCAAATTCACGTCATTGACTACAGACGTCTACGCGTTATGGGCAACCTTGAGAAACTGGATGCCCTTAAAGAATTACTTAATGATTGGTCAATCCTTGGTAAAGATGAAAACGGTAATTACTACCCGACTTATGCAACGTGTGATATCTGGAGTGAGGCAGTTGCGTACCAGGCATCGCTGGAAGCAGACTTTAGACGCGTTTGCCTAAACAATGAAAGTCTTTACAATTTAAATTGGCACCCCGTCAAAGGTTTTAGGGCAGATAAGTTGGCGCGTTTCCGTGGTTGCATGGGCATGTTCGAAGATCGTAAAATTATTTTTAATCGGTTTCGTAACTTCACGACTATGTTTGAAGAGTTAACTAATTTTGGCGTGAGTAGCCACGACGACTGCGTAGATTCTCTTGTATACTTAATGACAGGATTGATGCGACGTGGACAGCTCCAGCTTGATTACTAACATATAGAATTAAAAAAAAGCTAACTTACTCATGTCCTGGTTAGATACAAATAAGAGTGGTGGCGTAGGTCGAGCAGATATTGATCGAGCACTTGCATCTGGACGTAGTCAAGAAGCGATTAAAGCTGAATTAAGTCGTTTACAAGGTTCGGGTTATTCCGTAGGTCAAAAAGCGTTGTCATGGGGAGGCGTTTCTTCTTCTCCTCGGTCTACCTCCAGTTCTTCTTTTGATCCGGCACGTGCTGTATATAGCCAGAACAAGGAATATCAAGGGCGAACCGCTGACTTAATCAATAAACTTGAAAATGCAAACCAAGCAAATTTCGGTGTTTTAGGTTTATCCGCTCTTGAACGTGCCAGATCTTCGGGCATGTCTGATGACGATATCAGGGAAGGCATTGAACGAGGTTCGTATAAAGTTGGAGAAAAAGCTTTCGCCCAACTTTACCCCTGGGGCACTGGATTAAAAACTAATCCGATGGCATCAAGAACTTTTCGTGATGCAAACACCGGACGAGTTAGTGGTATATACGGAAAAATGCATTATAAAGATGATCAGGGAAGCTGGGCATCCGGTAAAGACGTAGAGCAAGCAACACAAGAAGAGTTCAATAAATGGCAAAATATTTACAGTAGACCCGAATACAACACGCCAATAAAAAAAACAGAAGAAGAAAGACACATGGCTTATTTGTGGGACCAAAGAAAAGAAGCAGCTTATGACGATTGGATTCAAAAACAAAACGCTGATCCTCAATCATTTTTAAATCAGTACTTAAAAGAACTGGTGTGACATGGGACCCGAATATTTAGCTATTGGCTTGACGGCCATTGTATCTGCAGTTTCAGGCGGTGGCTGGGCCGCTTCCAAAATACTTAGCAGACATAGCAATCAAGTGCAACAAGCCTTTAATTACATCGGATCTCAGAAGAGAAGGATCGACGTGCTGGAAGAAGACATTAAGCGTATGCCCATGGATTACGTGCTGAAAGTTGACTTCTTAAGAGAAATTCAAGATATGCATGGCAACTTTCGCGAAATCAACAATAAGCTTGATAAGCTAATCGATAAGATGCTTGCAAGCAAATGAGTTACATCCTCGAGGTCCAGGAGGACGAAAACGGTGATCAATACATTGTCCTTCCTGATGAGGTGATCGAGGACCTTG